AAGAAGTTGATTTGACGAAAGAGCGATTTGAGGAAATCGAGAAGAATCTTGAAGCTTCTGGCGGTGGATTCTTGGTACCGATTGAAACTGAGGATAAACAAGAAAAGAAATCAACGAAATCATCTAAAAAGAAAGGTTAGTCACTCGACTAGCCTTTTTATTTTTGAAAGGAGGCAGTCATGAACGAAACCTTAGAAGAAGTGAAACGTTCGCTCGAAGTTGATGATGAAGAACTCGATAAGCAGTTAACTGACTTTATCAAACGAATCTCAAGCCAACTATGTGTACGTTTAGGCTTCTTAGAGAGTGTTCCTGCGGCTTTAAACTATATCGTAGTCGAATGTACGATCAAGCGATTTAATCGCAAGGGTAACGAAGGTATGAGCTCGTATGGTCAAGAGGGTGAGTCAATCTCCTATGGAAAACTTTTAGATGAGTTTGAAGATGATATTTTTGCATACCTAAAGAAGCAAAATGGGAATAACCCTCCTTATAGAAGTGCGGCGAAATTCGTATGAGATATGACACAGAAGTAACATTCGTTATCGGAAAAGATGGCTATTATGATCCTGAATTAGGGGAGCATGTAGAGCCGACTTTAGAAGAAACGGTCAAACTTGCCAATGTTACCGATTTGGGAACTGACCGCTCGAAAGTTTTGTTCGGAGATATTACGCAAGGTGCTAAAGTCATTCGCTTGCTGAGACCTTATACAAAAGAATGGGATTACGTTTTAATCTTCAACAAGCTAAGAAGAAAAACGGAGAAATTCGAGATTATCACTGAGCGTAATCTTCGATTGAAAAATACTTTTATTGTTCAGGAGGTGGCTTTTGGTGGTTAGGAAGAATGTATCACTTAAAGGTGTTAGCGAGCTAACTAAAAAACTAAAGGCTAATACGAATTTAAAAGATGTAAAACAGGTTGTTAAGCAGAACACAGCGGAATTGACACAAGGAGCGCAGCGTAAAGCGCCAGTTGATACCGGTAACTTGAGACGATCGATCAACATGGATTTGAGTGATGGTGGTTTAACAGGAAAGGTGAAGCCAACCGCTGATTATGCGCCTTATTTGGAATACGGAACAAGGTTTCAGTCGGCTCAACCATTCATGCGACCAGCTTTCAACAAGCAGAAGGCGCAGTTTAAATCAGATATGGATAAGTTGGTGGAGTAGATGAAGACAAGAGAACAATCAATCTTTGATGAAATGTTCAAACGCTCACTTGCGTTGGGTTACCAAACCTATGATTACAAGCCAGCAAGTTCTGCAAGCTATCCTTTTGTTGAATTCGAAGATACTCAAACGCTTCACTCTACTACCAAATCTCATGTCTTGGGAAATGTCGTGATTGTCATTTCTGTATGGGGGTTGCACACAAAGCGAAAACAGGTGTCTGAGATGGCGTCTGCTTTGTTTGAACAAGCGATGCAAGTGAATACATCTGACGTTTATTCTTGGGTGTTAGACACCAATGCAAGCGACATACAGACAGTAACAGATACAAGCACAAATACACCGCTCAAACGAGCGATTATTGAATTGAATTTTAGGTTAATAGGAGGAATTTAAATGGCATTAAAAAAAGGTATTGACGTCATTTTGGTCTATCGGGATTTTGAAAAACAAGCTGAAGAAGCTGCCAAAACTGTTACTTATCAAACCGAGCATACATTCGGTATGTCACGCAGTACAGATGCTACTGAAACTAAAGATGGCACTGCACAGACTGTAGGGGCAATTGAATATGATTTCAGTTCTACTGCTTTGTATGAACGTGGTAGCAAAACGCTCAAAATGCTTTACGATGCATTTATGAATAACAAATTAGTAGAAGCGTGGATCATTGACAAACTCGAACCACAAGAAGGCAACACAGGAAAATTTGCAGCTAAGTATATGCAAGTCTACATCTCAAGCTATGAAGAAACGGCTTCTGCTGAAGATAATGTAGAAGTTTCCTTGGAATACGCTGTGCAAATGATCCATCAAGATGGTTATGCAACACTAACGACCGAACAACAAAATGAAGTTCAGTATGCATTTACAGACACAACAAAACAAGCGCCAGAAGGCTAGGCACTCTTAATTGAGTGCTTTTATTTTTAGGAGGATGAATAAATGAAATTAATGGTTAACAACAAAGAGTATAGCTTTATTTTTGGATTTGGATATATCCGTGAAATGAACCGCAGATATACCGTTGTAGAACAAGGAATGACAATGAAACTGGGTTTGGATTCAACACTCGTGAATTTCTTTAACGAAGAAATTGAAACATTGATTGAAATGTTAAAAGTAGCAAACGCAACAGAGTCACCACGGGTTGCTGAAAAAGATTTGATTGCCTTGGTTGATGAAATCGGCTCGGATAAACTCTTTGATTTGGTATTGGAAGAATTAAAAAAGTCGGAATTTACAAAGAGAAAAACACTAAAGGTCGAAAACAAAATCAAAAACAGCAAATAGAAGAAGATTTTTATACAACTGTCCAAATAAATTGTCTACGTTATCTTGGAATTTCTGACTTTCTAGACATCGACCGAATGACAATGACGGAATATGAAACAAGGCTTATTGCCTATCGTCTTAAGAGGTTAGATGAACAAGAGCTTATACATTACCAAGCATGGGCGAATAGGCAAGTCAAAGCTACTAAAAAACGTGGTAAGTACGAGGTTCCTTTATTTGATACTTTCGAAAAATTCTTCAACAAAGAAAAACTTGAAAACAAGATCTTGGGCAAGGATGAAAAAGTACCTAGATTTGTAAACTCATGAGGAAAGGAGGAAAACTATGGAATCATACAGCCTCGAAGCAATTTTATCCGCTGTCGATAGAAATTTTACATCTACAATGAAGGACGCAGACAACTCAATGGGCGGCCTTAACGATAATACCAAGAAAACAAACACTTCTATCCTCGACATCGCAAAAGGTGTCGGGGTTTTTAAATTGGTCGATTCGGCTATTGGTGTTGTTACAAATTCATTAGGCGGAGCCATTGATCGTTTCGACACATTGAAGCAATATCCCAACGTAATGCGCCAGCTCGGCTATTCAACAGAAGAAGTCGACCGCTCGATGTCCAAACTAACCGAAGGTATTGATGGGCTACCCACAACCCTAGACGATATTGTAAAAAACGCTCAAAGCCTTACTATGACTACTGGAGATTTAGATAAAGGTACTGAGTCGGCAATCGCTTTAAACAATGCGTTCTTGGCCAGTGGTGCAAGTTCTGCAGATGCAAGCAGAGGGCTAACTCAATACACCCAAATGTTGGCTAAAGGAAAGGTCGATATGCAATCGTGGAATTCTCTTACTGATACTATGGGACTTTCGCTGGGTGAAGTAGCGAAAAGTTTTGGCATGACAGGTGCGGCTGCAAAAAACGATTTGTACGATGCATTAAAAGAAGGAACGATAACATTCGATCAGTTCAACGATAAGATGATTGAAATGTATGGCATTGGGACAGAAGGTGCTGAGTTGGCTAAAGCTAACTCTAAAGGTGTTGCGGCTTCAATTGAAAACTTAAAAACAGCGGTAAAAAACGGAATCGCTGGTATCTTAGAAGAAATCAACCTGTTGTTAGGTGGAAGCGAGGACTTTAATGCTATTGCCGCTACAATAGACCGAGCAAAACCAATAATAACTAATGCATTTAAAGCCATTAGGGATGTCATTCCACCGGTTGTCGAAGTTATAAAACAGCTAACTAATATCCTCAAACCCCTTACTCCCGTAATTATTTCGGTCACAGCAGCTCTTGTAGCTTATAAAACTGCTATAGGAATAGTAAGTTTAGTTACTAGTCTATCGAAAGCTATGACAGTTCTAAAGGTTGCTTTTGCTGTAGGTAAAGATATTGAATTGCTAACATTTGCATTGGGTAACATGGCTAGTTCGAGTAAACTAGCAGCGGCGGGTCAAGCGATTTTAAATACAGTTATGAGTCTAAACCCGATAGCTTTAGTCATTTCAGCAGTTGTAGGACTAGTAGCCGCATTTATTTATTTTTGGAATACAAGTGAAGCGTTCCGAGATTTTTGGATTGGCTTATGGGAAAGTATCCAGGAGATAGTTCACTCCTCTGTAGAAGGGATTAAAAATATTTGGGCTGGCATTTCAGAATGGTTCAAACAAGCTTGGAACGGGACGACTGAATGGTTTAGTGATCTATGGAATGGGATTAAGGATATTTCAGATAAAGCATGGACAACTATACAAAAAGCACCGGAAAACGCTGCGATTTTTGTCCGAGAAAAATGGAGTGAGCTAACTTCCTTTTTCACCAATTTATGGTCAGATATTACTCAATCGGCGTCTGAAGCATGGGAAAACATAAAGCAAAGCACCTTAAATATAGTTGATGGGATGATTTCCAGCGTCAATAAACAATGGGATAACTTGAAAAATGTAGCATCAAGTATTTGGAAAGCAATAGCTGATCAAATTAAAAGCTCACTTGATTTTATATTGAAATATATAGGGCCTTTTGTCTCAAACTTTTCTAAGGTATTTTCTAATATCATCGATGCAGTAAAATCAATTTTTGCTGAAGTTAAAAATATCATCTTAAATGCTTTCGAAATTATCAAAGCATTGATTGCTGCACCATTGCTTTTCATTATCAACTTAATTACTGGCGACTTTCAGCAAATGAAAGATGACTTAGACATGATATGGGGAACGCTGGTCGAATCAGTACAAAATATTTGGGTGTCGGTTAAAAATATATTTACCGTATATATTAGCACCATTGTAAACAGTGCATTACTGTTGTGGGATGGATTCAAACAATCGGTTATTAACATCTGGAATGAGGTTTCTAATCAAGCGAATATTATCTGGAATCAAGTGAAGTCATTCTTCGCTAATTTATGGATAACCATAAAAGACAATGCCGTACAAATGTGGACAGGGCTGAAGCAGTCGATTGTTCAAACGTGGGAGGACACTAAAAATAGTGCAATTGAGATCTGGACAAATCTAAAAACATGGTTCTTTGAAACGATTGATGCAATCGTTCAGACGACTATTGATAGTTGGACAGGATTAAAACAAGGTACGATTGATTTATTCAATAATACAGTCCAAGGAGCAAAAGACATCTGGAGTTCCTTTAAAGAGTGGATAAGTAACTTAGTGACGCAGACAAAAGATGGCGTTGTTCAAGGTTGGGAAAATCTAAAACAAGGGACCATTAACATATTTAATCGTATGGTCAATGGTGTTCAAGAAATCTGGGATAGACTTGTAAATGCTGTTAACGATACCGTTGGAAAAGTTACTGGATTGTTTGACACGCTTAAGGAAATTAATCTGTGGGAAGCTGGAAAAGCAATCATGGATAGCTTTCTAGAAGGGCTACAGAATGCTTGGAAAGCAGTTCAAGATTTTGTCGGTGGAATTGGTGATTGGATTCGTGAAAACAAAGGACCGATACAGTATGATAGAAAACTTTTGATTCCGGCGGGTAATGCGATTATGGAAGGTTTAAACAAAGGTCTCACATCGGGATTTGATGAAGTTCAAAGTACTGTTGAAAGTATGGCTAGTATTATTACGGATACTTTTGATAATTCACCGGAGATTGATTTAGCTTCCAACCTGCAAAAAGCCAATAGTAGTATCTCCACTCAGGTCGAACATAATGTGAATATGGGTGGTTCAACTAAACCGGCGATATTTAATGTTAATTTAGGTAAACAATCATTCCGTCTGCTTATCGATGATATCGCGCAAGCGATGGGCGAAGGTGCAGAACTTAATTTAGAATTTTAGGAGGGAAATATGGAGAAATGGGAGAATAAGATGTATGGATTTAATGATACAACGATTAACCGAGAAAATCCTAACCGCTTCCTTCCTACCTCTGCAATGATGTATGACGGAATGTACTTAGAAGATCTTGTGGAAGGGTATCAAACACTGAAGGTTGAAGGGAGAGAGATGTTGTCTCTGGAAATTGAGCAACAAGGGATTCAAATCGGCTCATTTATAACGAATCAATCATTACCGTCTAGGACAATCTCTGTTACGTATAAGTTAGAAGATAACAACCCAGAAAAGCTTCAATTCAAATTCAAAGATTTATTGAATTTTTTGTATCGAACAGAAGATGTGGAGATCAGATTTCGAGATGAAAGTGATTATTACTATTATGGTCGTTACGCAACGGCAGATAAAGTTGCAGGTGATTCTAATTCCATTATATCTACTTTTACCATCTATTGCGCAGATCCGATAAAGTACACACGAGAAGTTGTAACGGATAGTTATATTGGAAATACGATGCGATTTCCAATAACACCAACCAAGATAAAGGTTACTTTAGAAAAGAGTAATGCTATAAGAATTACAAATGGGGAACAAACAATTAGTGTGACTAATGCAGCGATAAAACCAGGAGATCAATTAGTATTTGATTTTGCGGATGAAAAACTAATGGTTAACGATGAAGATTGGACATCTGTCATTGATTTAGAATCTGATTTTGAGAATTTTGTTTTGCGACAAGGTCAAAAAGTTGTCTGCAACAATGGAAAACTTAAAGTTTTTTACAGGGGGGCGACAATTTGAGTGAAACCGTCTATTTTTTTGATCATCTACAAAAAATGATTAAAAGAAAAAACAAAAATAAACTAATTGAAGTCACTCAAGAAAAGGAAATAACTAAGGATCAAAGTGAGCTAATGAAAGACGTTCTATATGTAACAGTGGCTTACGATAAAGAAATTGAAGATGCTCGTTTTATGGCGGTTCGTGAAAGCGAATCGTCATTTTCGTTGTATCGAATAATTAAAACAAATGATCCGAAGGAAATGTTGGAATTCACGGGGATTGGGTTTGCGCCTGATGAGCTAGATGGCTATATTATCAGAGATATTAGGCCAAGTGGACAGCCAGTGTCCTTGTTGCTAGATCGGTTAATGGAATTTACTGATAATAATTGGCGTGTTGAATATGTAGCCCCCACATTACCAGCAATCACAACCAATTTTTACTACGTTTCTGTGCGAGAGGCTTTGAAAGAACTACAAACATTCGGTATGGAGTTTTCTTTTCGTTGTTCTCTAAGCTCAGACGGAATTAAAGATAAATGGATTGAAGCGCATAAACAAATAGGGAAGCATTCGAATATGCGGTTTACTTATGGAAGTAA